CACCTGTTTAGCGATGATCTGCAAGTTGGTCAACAACTATTTTACCCTCTTGCGAAAATATTTTAAATCCTTCATTGTCCGATTATATCAAATCAAAGGATTGAACCAATGAACAAACGACTTTCAACCGTGACCATCACCACGAAAAACGGCCCGCTGGTGATCAATGAAGCGGATTATGACCCTGACACACACACCCTTGCGGATGCTGACCCTGACACACCCGCAAAACCTACCCCTGTGGTTGAGCCTGTTGTCGTGCCTGGTGATGTGCAAGCTGCGAAAGGTGTTGCACCTGAATACAAAGTTCAACAGGACGGAAACAAACATTTTGTTTACCTGAACGATGAGAGGGTTTCGGGTGTCAAAGGTATTGCCGCAAAAGGCTATGCAACGGGCGGCGATGCTTGGGCGGCAATCATGGCACTGAACACCAGTGATTGATTTTTACGGCACCGCAATCGCTTTCCGCGCGTATCACTTGGCGCGCGGAAACGTCATTAATTTAGATGTTGATGACAGTGAAATTGAAACATGTTTACTTGTCGGTTCGGAATGGATGGATGCAACATTTGCAAGCTATCTAACAGGAACAAAAACAGGTGAGCGGGCGCAAATCAGGGAACAACCGCGCATTTCACAATTTGACCGTTACGAATATTCGATTGCGTCCGATGTTGTGCCGTTGGAATATGAACAGGCCACCTATGAAGTTGCTTACAAGCATCTTGCGACACCAGGTGTTTTGAACGCTGATTACACACCAACAAAATATGACAGCGTTTCGATTGATGGTGCTGTGTCTGTGGTGTTTACAAAGTTCAACAGCGTGTCAGAAATTCAGACAAAATTTTCGCGCGTGATGCAACTTATGTCTGGTTTAATTTCAACACGGTCTAATGTTTCAAGTCTGTCCGGTTCGTCAATTCGCACATAGAAAAACCCGTAACAACCGGGAGGAATTGTTACGGGTGCAAGGCTAGTCGCCTCTATCTGACAAATCAAACTTTGCGGAAAACCCGCGCAGTTGCTTTGTCGGGGTCTGTTTTCGGGTCAGTGTCAACGGCAAAGAATTTCTTTTGTTCAACCATTTCCGGTTTGTTTTTGTCATCAACTTCAGTCACAGAACCATCAAGCGCGGTTTGCTTCAGTTTTGTGTAAACCGTGTTACCTTTGTCGTCAACTTTTGCAATTTTGTGCTTACGGTTTTGACCAGAAACAACAGACGCAAGGCTTGCTGCGGTTTTACCGACAACAGGGAAAGATTGACCAACGGCGGTCAAATCATCAAAAGGATATTTCGACTTGGAGCCGCGTTTGTTCACAATTTCAGGCATTTCAACAGCGGATGAAACAGCACCAATTGTTACAGTGGGTTTTGTTTCGGTTGGCTTTGGTGCTGGTGTCGGTGCAACTGCGGCGGGCTTTTTCATGATGTTTCCAATTTTTTAAGTTTGCTATTTCGATAAACAACCACTAAACAAACCTAACAACAGTGTCAACACAGAAAGTCAAACAAAATGCCATTTTACGATGATATGCAAAAAGTTGTGCAAGATGTGTTGAGTGGTGAATTTGCACAAGGTGAAATTGTCTACATTAGGCAAATAGCGGGTAACGGTCCTGCTGATGATCCTGGTGAACCTGTTGTTCAGAATTTTCCAATCAACGCAACCGCAAACGGTGTGAAATTCAAATACGTCCAAAGCGGTATGGCGGTTGCAAGTGATTTACAGGTTGTTGCTCCTGTTGACCCGCTTTATGTTCCAAACATCAAAGACAATGTGCGTGTAGACGGTTCAACATACAAAATTCACCAGTTGTTACCTAAACCCGCTGCGGGTACACCTGTTGCATACGTGTTTATTTTGAGGCGCTAAAGAATGACCCTTGATGAACTAATTGACCTATACACACCGCAAGTTTCAAAAGCGTTTCGGGATGCGATTGCAGAGGTTGTTGACGCTGTTGTTTTAGCCGATGTAACGCGGGCGATTGAGTTAGGCGACCCTCTTGCGGCTTTCAAGGCGTTGGGCTTCTCACAAGCCGCCATGCGCCCTATGGTCAAGAAAATGGAAGATGTGTTTGAAGCTGGTGGCATAGAGACAGGTCGCACCTTTCCCAAGCGGATTTATACCAATGCTGGCCCGACTGTTTACCGTTTCGACATGCGCAATAGCAGGGCGGAAAAGTGGGTGCGCAACCAGGCTGTGCAGGTTGTTGACACAATCGCAGAAAGCACAAAAACGGTTGTTCGTAACCACATTTTTACAGGCGTTGAGTTAGGTAAAAACCCGCGTGAAATTTCACTTGATTTAATCGGGCGCTATGACCGCGTTGCAAAAAAGCGTGTTGGTGGTGTTGTCGGTTTAAATGAACCACAAAGAAAAGCTGTTGAGGCAATGCGCGCTGATTTAGCGAATTTGGACAGAAATTATTTCACAAGAGAAAAGCGAGATAAACGATTTGATAGCGCTGTTGAAAAAATGTTCAAAGATGGTGAAGTATCTGGTGATCGTGTTGAACAACTGACAACACGTTACAAGGATAATTTGCTAAAATTGCGCGGCGATACTCTTGCGCGGGATGCGACAATTGAGGCTTTGAACGCTTCAGAATGGGAAGCGTTGGTGCAAGCTGATGACCTTGGGGCTATTAACCGCAACAACACTACAAGCGAGTGGGATAGCGCGGGTGAAGATGGTCGCACTAGACCGGACCATTTGACCATGGATGCTAAATATAAAGGCAATGGCGTGAAATTTGGTGAACCATTTGTTGCACCGGATGACAGTAAAATGATGTATCCGCAAGATAGGTCATTGGGTGCCAGCATGGAACAAACCGTAAATTGTCGGTGCAGACGCAGAACGGTTGTGGATTGGTTGAGTGGTTTAGATGGTTGAGCGATTGACAGCACAGGTCGGACGCATTGTTGCGAAAAATCAAAATGCTCTTTTGGTTCTGGCACGTATGTCAACACAAGACCTAGTTGACGAAGCGCAAACACCAGTGGCAAAAGGTGGCAAGATGCGAGTTGATACAGGGTTTTTGCGCGCGTCCGGTCAAATGTCGCTTAACGGTTTGCCAACTGGACCTATTCGCGGCGATGGTGAAACAAAGTATGACGAAGATAAGTCAACAGTTGTAACATCGCTTGCGGCGCTGCAATTGGGAATGACTATTTATTTCGGTTGGTCTGCAAATTACGCAAGAGCGCGCAACACCTATGACGGTTATTTAGATGCTGCTGTGCAAAACTGGAAAAGCAACGTGGCAAAAAATGCTGCAAAAATAAGGCAACGTTTGAAATGACAGATTTAACAAATGCGGACGTGTTGCGAGTTTTGCAAGATGAAACCAAAGTGGCGGTTACTCAAAGCATTACACCAAATTTACCAATTTCATTCATTGGTGTAACCTTTGTTAAACCAGATGACATGAAATATGTTGAGTGTGTTTTCATTCCAAACAATCAAGATAATTATTGGGGTGATGAAACAATGTTCCAGGGTATTTTTCGACTTGTCCTGAATTGGCCTAAAAACAATCAAGGCGCGTATGATCCTTTTGATGTTATCGGTTCAATTGCGTCACACTTCAAAAAAACAACACCTTTACACGGTGCGACAATATCACTACAAATTTATCAGAAACCCGTTGTTGGTGGTATGTTGCCTGAAGAAAGCGCAAACCTTTTTCCGGCAACAATGTCTTATAGAAGCTATCAACCTGAATAGGAATTTAAAATGCTGAAGTCACTTCTTACACTCGCTGCAATGCCACAAGCTTTTGCGAACACCAATGCAGGCTCAACACTTTGGATTGCAGTCGAAACTGCGGACGGTTCGGAAACACCCGCTGAATTGAACGATTTCCAAACACTTACGGAATATGAGGCGCTTTTCTGGACAGAGATAGGCGGCGTTGGTAACGTGGGTGAGACAGGTTCCGCCACAAACATTTTGACCTATGACACATGGGGCGATGATGTTACGCAAAAGTCAAAAGGTATGACAGATGCGGGTTCACCGACGATTGAAGTTGCTGCAAACTCGCTTGATGCTGGTCAAATTGCTTTGCTTGCTGCTGTTGATTTGACAGGTAAATGTGCTTTCAAAATTGTCAAAAATGATGCACCCGTTTCTGGTACACCGACAATTGTTTACAACCGTGGCCTGGTCACTGGACCGACAACACCAAACGGGCGGAATGAAGATTTTGACTTGGAAATTTACACCCTTGGTTTGGTGCAAAAACAAATCAAAGTTCCACGCTCCGCATAATTTGCAAACACTACACCGCGCGGGATAATTCGCGCGGTGCATCACCATCACAAAGGTAAATAAAATGACCAAAGAACCAAAAAGCGCACCCGTCGAAATTGATGACATTGCAACGGTTGAAAAAACCTATGAAGTTCCGCACCCTTCAACAGATGAAAATGTTGGAATTCGTGTAACGCTTATGTCGGTAAATGACAAGCGCATGAAGGGTTTGAAGCGTCAAATTCAAAACGCAAATTTGCAGCGTCAAGCAAAACGCAAAACAATCAAAGCTGTTGAGGTTGAAGAAAACGAAATTGCAATGGCGTCCGGTGCTATTGTGAGTTGGGATTGGTATGACGCGGTTTATAAAGGTGAGAAACCAGACTGCACACCGAAAACAAAAGCTGAAATTCTAAACGCTAAATCTTGGATCAAAGATTTTGTTGTTGAAAAATTGGAACTTGAAAGCGATTTTTTTACCAAATAGAACAGGTTCTAGCGGACGCGGTTTGTATTCGCGTCCGCTACGATCAACTTGATGAAAACGGAAAAACCAGACGATTTAGAAATGAAGAATTTGGACAAGATGACAAATCACCTGCATATGATTTGAGCATTGCAGAACTTCACTATTTTGATTTGTATTTTGAAATTTCTGATCGTTTCCGGCGTATTCAAGAGGGTGTCTGTTCTCCCCTAGAACCTGGTCAATTCTTAGATTGGCAAACGCTTACTGACAGCGTTGTATTTCCGTGGGAATACGATATTCTGCACAAAATGGATGAAGCCTATTGTTCTGAAATGAACAAAGAACTTGAAGATTTCAGAGTTAGGCAATCAGAACCTAAAAAATAAGGTGCGGAAAAAATGGCAACAGAAATTGCAGAAGTTGGTTTTTCTGTACCTACACAAAGCCTTAAAGAAGGTGACAAAGCTTTAGGTGCGTTGGTTCCTACGGCTGGTAGAGTTGAAAAATCCCAAGATGGTTTAGAGCGTCAAACCAAAAAAACAAACTCAACATTTGGTAAACTTACAGGCGGTAGTGTATCGCTCGGCGGTGCATTTAGTAAATTAGTCGGCGGTTTGAAAACCCTTGTCGGTGGTTTTGCTGGTCTAGTAACAGGTGCAATTGCGGGTTTTGCGTTTGCCAACATGATAAGCGGCGCAATTGAACTTTCAACCGCTATAGGTGAACTCTCCACACTGTTGCCAGTGGGTTCCGCAAGACTTGGTGAAATGCAAGATGCGGCGCGCGCAATGGCCGATGAATTCGGAACAAATGCGGCATTTCAGTTAAAAGCATTTTACGGCGCTGTGTCGGCTGGTGCAACAACAACAGCAAAAGCGATTGATATTGTTTCTACTGCAAATAAACTTGCAATTGGTGGCATCACTGATGTCGCAACGGGTGTTGATATTTTAACAACATCGACAAATGCTTACGCGGCGAGTGGTTTAACAGCCGCGCAAGCGAGTGATTTACTTTTTGTAGGCATGAAAGCGGGTAAAACTACAATCGGAGAATTGGCTTCAGGTTTAGGTAATGTTGTTCCAATTGCGGCGGCTTTAGGTGTTGGTTTTGATGAATTGGTTGCTGGTACAGCGGCGCTTACTCTACAAGGTTTGTCAACCGCAACAGCAATAACCAGTTTGCGCGCAATTCTTTCCGGTATTGCGAAACCTACAAGTGAGGCAAGCAAACTTGCAACTGAACTTGGTTTAGATTTTTCAACAACGGCTTTACGGTCCAAAGGTTTAGCGGGTTTCTTGCAAGACGTAATTGAAAAAACTGGTGGTTCTGCTGACAAATTATCAGTCATGTTTGGTTCTGTTGAAGCTTTGAACGCGGCTCTTGCTTTTGCTGGTGAGGGTGGGAACGCATTTAATAAAATTTTAGATGACACCACTAGGGCCGCTGGTGAAACCGCAACAGCAATGTCTCTTGTTGATGCTCAACTTGGTGACAGGTGGCTTGATCTTTTGCAGGTAATTACAAACCTTTCAATTGATTTAGGTTATGCACTTTTGTCGGTAATTGTTCCTGCTGCTGAAGCGGTTGTTAAAGTTTTCAAATTAGCTTCAGATAATACCGACGTATTGATAATCGCGTTTGGTGTTTTAGCCGCTACGCAATTACCAGCTATTGCCGCTGGATTTATTCGATTAGCTTTTGCACTTACAAGCTACAATGCGTTGGCGATTTATAGCGCAACATTGTCTTACGCTCTGTCTGCTGCAATGTACGCAATTCCCTTTATCGCGGTTGTTGCTGGTCTTACGCTTGCTTACAGATGGTTCACAAACACAGGTGAGGCGAGTATTTTCGCAAAGGAAAGTATTGAAAGCATAACAACCGCAACCGTCCCTCTTTCGGTTGGTTTAGAAAATGTTGCAAATGGTCTGGCACAGACTGAAGAACAGTTGCGCAGTTTTTCACAAACCGAAACACTTTTAGCGCAAGCAAGATATGCGGATGAATTAGCACAATCTTTGACTAATGCTAAAGAGGGTGTTTTCCAAATGGCGTTAGAAGCGAAAAACGCAGGACAACAAATTGACGGTAGGTTGGTTTCTGCTATTTCGCAAATGGTGCAAGGTTTAGACGGTAGCGTTGCAAAATCTGTTGAACTAAACAGATCACTAGATAATGTTGTAAAATTTAATCCAGATTTGGCACCTTTTATTGTTGAATTGCAAAAATCAGTATCAACAACAACAACGCTAGGAACAAAATTAGAAAGGACAAATGCGCTTGCGGCTCTTTTAGAAGATAGAGCAACAGACGCGCAAAAAGCTATGCTTGGAATTGCAAACACTAATATTGCCGGAACAATTGGGGCGGGTGCTGACGCGGCGTCACGGTTGGCTGGTCAACTTGGTATATCTTTGGAACTTGCGGCGCGCCTTTCAGCCCTAGGACCACAAGGTTTGTCTGACACAAGCACACGTGACGAAAACGGTTTGCAGTATGGCGGTCGCGGTGGTGATCCTCGCACTATGGGCGGTAGTGCTTTGGACATTAACACCGCTGAAGCAACAGCTTTCTTAGCAAATTGGAAAAGTAGTAGTTTGGGAGGTGGTTCTGGCGGCGGAGCGGTTAAAGAAACTGTTACCGAATTGCAAAAATTAGCTGAAGGTTTAACCAAACTTTCAGAACCTTTTGACCAAGCAAAAACCGCCTATAGCGCACTTGATACCGCTCTAAACAACGGTGTTATAAACAATGACACATTTGTTTCAAGTTTGGAAAGAATTCAAAAAGCGTTTCTTGCAACAGGTGGAACGGCTGAACAATGGGGTAAAATTGTAAACGGTCAAACCGATAGCGTTGCAAGCAAAATGAAAACCGTTGGCGAAAATGCGTTGTCCTCATTGGGCGATAAATTTATAGATGTTGCAACGGGTGGTTCTGCAAGCTTTGGTGATTTAGCATCTTCAATTGTCAAAGACTTGTTGAAAATTGCGTATGAAGCTTTGGTTGTCAAACCGATTTTAGAAAGCTTGGAAAACATTGGTGGCGGCGGTTCTGGTGGCGGTGGTTTCTTCGGTGGTATCCTGAAGGGTATAGGCGCGCTGTTCAGTGCAAAGGGTAACGCCTTTGATGCGAGCGGATTAACACCTTTCGCTAAGGGTGGAAGTTTCACAAATTCCATAGTGGACAGGGCAACGCCGTTTACCTTCGCACAGGGCGGCGCATTGGGTGTCATGGGTGAGGCTGGCCCAGAGGCCATCATGCCCCTTACGCGCGGCTCTAACGGCTCTCTGGGCGTCCAGATGTACGGTGGCAACCAAGCGCAACCAAAACAGACTAATGTGAACAACAGTGTTGAGATAACCAATGTTTACAGAATGGATGGGGCGGTGTCTGAAGAACGCATTGTTGCATCGGTTCGGGCGGCGGGTGAAGCGACAAAAGAAGAAGTCAAGCAATCTATGGTTGGTTGGATTAATGAATATCAAACCAACGGTGGGTTGTAATGACTATTGCACATAAAGTTTTTTATTTTCCCCAATTGACTATTGAAAGCCAATTGTTTCATGTTCCAGGTGCTTATGCAGATGGTGGTTTAACATCGGGCGGCGCGCGCATGTTCTCGCCTGAACCTGGTGGAAGGGGTGTTTTAGAAGTCACACCATCTTTGCAGGTTCGGGAATGGGAAACCCCGTTTGCAAGCTGGATAATGTCAAAAACAAATGGTGAAATTTTCAAAGTTCAAATGACGCAAACACCACAAATCGCAAATGTGTCTGGTTTTAAATATCCGTTCAATCGCAGCGGTGTTCCTTGGAACAACAATCAACCTTGGAACAACGGTAAAAATTGGAATAATGATGGTGGTTATGTTATTGCGTCAAATGTTGTTTTAGAGGGTTCAACTATGCTGACACTCAACATCGGAACATTAGGTGAGATTTTGCGAGTTGGTCACGTTATTGGAATTGGTGACAGCACGCATATAATTGATGACATTGAATATGATGGTTCAACTGCTGAATTGAAAATAAAACCGCCATTGCGCAAAAATGTTGCCATTGATGAATTTATTTTTCTGCGTCCATATTTCACAGGTATGATTTCAAATGGTTCTGAAATACGAAATTCTTATGACGCATCAAATGTTGGTCAGATAAGGTTAAACAGAATTATATTTGATGAAGTGATTTTATAATGTCAGAATTTTATGATTTGTTAAATGAATATATCGGTGAACAAGATGACGTTACCGATATTCGCGCTGTTATTCGCATGTTGTGGTTTTATGATTTTCAGGGTTATCCGCTGCGGTTGTGGCAAGGCAAAGGTAAGCTACACACAGCGGACGGTAACACTTGGTTGGGTACTGTTGACGCGCGCGGTGTTGACCATCACACAACACCAGTTGTTAAAGACGGTCGGGATGGTTCTAGCGTAAAAGCAACTTTTGGATTGAAGCTAATAGACACACCAGGAATTCCAGCAAGTCAACATTATGAAGCGATCAAACAAGACAAATGGCGAGTTTACAAAAGAAAAATAACAGGGTATCGCGCAATTTTCAAAATTGATGAAGGTTTGCGACCATCAACACCAATAGTATTTTTTAAAGAATATGAAATGATGCACCCTAATTTTTCTGAAAAAATGGAAGTTGTAAACGGTGCTTTTGTTAAAAAATATACAACGTCTATAATTGCAAAAGATGGAAATTTTGGACGTTCTGAAATACCAAACGGAACTTATGCAAACGCCATTCAAGTTGAGCGGGCAAAGCAATTGGGTGTTACTGTTGATAGAGGTTGCGAATATGTCGCGGCTCTTGCGAACAGAACATATATAATTCCGTGACACATTTGTTGGAAAGGACGTTAAAGAAGTGGCGTCAAACTCAATTTGGTTACGACAATCAAAACGATTGTTTACTGTCCTTAGCTGATTACTTGATTGAGTGTGGTTATCCTGATTTTGGTAAAAAATTCAGAGGAACTTTTGACAGCGAAACATCGGCTTTAGAACATGTATCATTGTACGGTAGTGTTGAAAACATTATCAATGAAACTGGTTTGCGTGTTTTTGAAAGTGCTGAAGATGGTGATTTGATTTTGGTTCAATTTGGTAAAATTGAAGTTGCTGGAATATACTCACAAGGTTCTGTTCATTTTCGCTCTAGTCGCGGCGTTGTTTCCTTGCTACTTAAAGTTTGCAAAATGAAAAGAATTTGGAGGGTTGAAATTGCTTAGATTTTTGACAGTTTTAGCGGCTCTTTTGGTATTTCCAAGTCATGCTTTTGCTGAACCAATTTCAATTTTTCTAGCTGTTACATCGGCGGGCGCGACTTTTGGCGCAGGTGTTGTTGCGGCCATTGGTTCGATAACATTTGCAGGTGTTGCAGCTTTTTTAATGTCTCCTTTCGGTTCTTTGATTTTGGGAATTGGCCTACAACTTGTAACAGCTTTGTTTATTAAGAAACCTCAAGTACCTTCAATTGAGGCGGCTTCAGTCAACGTCCGAATTTCAGAACCAGAAAGATGGTTAAATTGTGGTTTGAATAGAGTTGGTGGCGGCGTAATTTTTGCTGAATTTGACAGTTTAGGAAATTTTTGGTATTTACTTGCACACAGTGACAGCATTTTGAGCGGCACACAAAAAAGATATTTTGACAATCTTGAAATATCTTTAGATGCGAACAACTTTGTTGAAACAAATGAATTTTGTTTAACAGATGGTGGTGAAATTTATTCTGGAAGCGGTACAAAAGTTAAATATTTTCAAGTTCTCACAACAACTCCCACTTTAACAAATCCAATTGCACCAGCAATACAAGCAATGCAATTAGCCTTTCCAGGCGTTTGGACGGCAGATCATAAGTTAGCTGGTGTTGCCTACACAGCTATAAAGATAAAACCAATTGCACCAGAAAACAGGTATAAGGTTTTAAAGTGGCGTGGTTCGGTTGGTATCGGTGAACCATCTTTTTCAATCTTAGGTCGGTGGAATAAAATTTTTGATCCGCGTGACATTACACAAACATTCAACAACAAATCGTCACACAAATATTCAAGAAACCCCGTTATTCAATGGGCTTGGTTTAGAACGCACCCTTACGGGCGAGGTAAACCAGCCGATAGCATTAACTGGTTGAAAGTAGCAGAACAGGCAAACATTTGCGATATTTTGAAAATTGATATTAGCGGTGGTTCTGCTCCGCAATATCAATGTGATATTTCTATTCCAGAAAGCGCAGAAAGAAATATCGGCGAACAACAAATTTTAATGTCTTGTGATGCTCAATTAGTTTTTGATGATGACGGTAAATGTTGGCCTAGAGTTGGTTATTTTTATGCAACAGATTTGCATCTATATCGCAACAGAGATATTATTGCGATGGAAAGTGTTGAGGCACAAAACGGTGAAAGTTTAACGCACGGTGTCATAGTCCGTTATATTGACCCTGATGCGAATTACTCAACACAACCAAGCGCACCATATATAAATCCTTTTTACTATGTTGAGGGTGAAACGCCTAAATACCTGGTTGTTGATATTCTCACAATTCAAAATCACAGACAAGCAATGCAGCTTGCAAAATCAATTTCACAGAGGTCACAACCTGAACATAAACTAATGCCGACAACAGGTTTGCGCGGATTGCGTGCAAGTCAAGAACGTATAATTGACCTGCAATATGATAACACCTTTTCGGGTGATTATGAAATTGTTACCCCTACTGAAATAGAAAGTAACGGCGCATTTGTCGGTTTCGGTTGCGTCCCTATTGATGCAAATCGTTGGAATTTTTTAGCAGGTGAAGAAAAACCAAAACCAATAAATGCAGATAGCGAAAACACACTGACACCAGTGTTGCCATCCGGCATTGTAACAAGTTTTACAAACAACAAAATACAAATATCATTCAATGCATCGCAAAGGGAAGATTGGTATTTTGAATTTCAAAATCAATTAAAACCAGAAGGTATATTAACGCCTGACAATTCCAATTGGTTAAACATGATTGTTTCAAAACCAAACAATTTTGCTTATTCTGGGACGGTTGTTTTCAATTCTGATTATTTTGTAAGGTGGCGCGGTATATCTACGGGCGGGACAGTTTCGGGGTGGAGTTCAGTTCAAACGGTCAACACTTCAGTTTTGATAATTTCAGCAAACGTTGTGTCTCCGGCGATTGTAAACGAAGTGTATGCAGGTTTCACAATTGGGGTGACAGGCGGCACAACACCCTATATATATTCTGACAGATACGGAAATTTACCGGATGGATTGAGTATAAACTCTGCAAATGGTCAAATATCAGGAACACCTTTATCTGTTGGTGTTTTTAGTGGAATTGTTATAACTGTGACAGATGAAATAGGCAATTTTAAAAACTTTGCTGAATTCACAATTGAAATAGAGGCTAGTTAAATGTCAGCTTATGATACAGTCAGAGATGCGATTTTAGGCGTCCCATTTGATCCAAGAAAAACACCATCGCGGCATGGCACAGTAAAAGCATTTGCTGAAATGCAGGTTCAACTTGAGGGTGCGCAAGCTGGTGCTTTGGTTAAAGCCACTCTAGCGAGTTTGCAAAGCTTAACATCTGTTTCACAGCGTTCAGTTATGGCTTGGGTTGTAAGTGATCCAGTAAATGCCTTGAACGGCATATACGAAAATACAGGTACAGCAATTGCACCAAGTTGGACGCGGCGAATTGACATTCCGCAGTTTGCTATTGCTGGTGTAAATCAAGGTTTAGGCACGGCAAACGCTATTCAAATTAACACAGATTTACCCGTGCCTATTCAAAATGGACGTGCATTAATTACTTTTGAAGTTAATGCAACAAACACCGGAAACGTAACAGTTTCTATAAACGGTGAAACTCCCAAAAGCGTTTTGACTGTATCGGGTGTGCAAATACCAGCAAACGCTTTTAAAGAAAACATGTTTGTTTCTGGTTTTATTTCTGATGGAACTTTTCGTTTAATCAGCGACATTGCAACTGTTGCGTATCAAGATAATGCCGCCGCGAGTGCCGCCGCAAGTGCAGCAAGTGCCGCAAGTGCAGCGGTTATAGCTGCTGCGTTTTCAGAAACGGGTGTAGGTAGCACCGCAAAAGATGTAAGTGATTTAAACACTCTTGATAACACAAGATTTTTCAGAAGTGTTGTTAATTGTTTAAATTCACCAACATCATCGGCGGGTTATGGTTTTCACATTCAAAGAAATTCGACAAATGCCTCTCAATTCTTAATTGTAGGTGATAAAACATATCATCGCATTTTAAACGGTTCTTGGGCAAGTTGGGTTGAAAGTGCGACTATAAACAATGTTGTAAGTCCTACAGTACTTAGACGCCGTTATATTGATGTTGCTGATTACGTTGATCCAAATGACACATTAAATTGTCACGCCGGAATACAATCCGCGTTTAACGCTGGTGAAGGTCGTGAAATTGTTTTTAGCAATCCGATAGGTTCATCGCGCACATATCGTTTGAACAATCGCGCAGATGGTCGTTTGTATCTTCCACAATCTGCAATTTTGCATGGTGGTGATGGTGCAAAGATTGAAGCTGTTGATTGGGGTCGAGACGGTAAGTTGAACGCGCACCCTGTTTTTTATGGCGCTGGTACATATCACGATCCAATTACGCGCGCGTCAACAATACCCAACCAAGTGTTACCGTCCGCTGGCGATAAAACTATAGCAATGGGTTCAACAAACTTAAACAGAATATTAGCTTATCTTGCAGAAAATAAAACAAATCGTTGGCCCTGTTATCTAAGGTCTGCTGATCAATATTTTACAAAAGAAGAAGGCACGTTAGGTTTAAAAGCTGAACTTGTTTGGGTTGTGGGTTCTGCCAACGGTTCGCCAACTGTTGCACAATTGGAAAGTCCAATTCGAGATAATTACGTTAGTTTTGGTGGTTTTGAGCTTCAAGTGGCGGTCAATTTGCTTGATTTGACATTTAACAATCTAAATATGGTGGGTGCTGGTAGGTTTGATCTTACCTACGTTAACACAATTTCAGAAAGAAACGCACTACCAGTTGTTGCAAATGAACGTGTTTGGGTCCGTGATGCGTCTGGCGATCCAGCTATTTCAAGCGGCTATGCAACTTATGACAGAACAGGAACAACAGCAACTTGGGTAAGAAGCTTGACCGATGGATATACCGGAGATGTTGGTATTCTGTTGGTTAACGGTGGTAAAATTAAGTTTGACGGGGGTGTTTATAATAAATTTGACAAACACGGTGTTCACATGATAAACACGGTTGATTTTTCAATTCGTGATACCGAATTTATTATTGAGCAAGACCCTGATTTTGGTAAACTGCAATATCCTCTTGCAATCGCAAATGGTTGCGAAAAAGGAATTGCTGATAACTATTCAGTTCGCGGTGGTAGAGAAGGTGTTAGCCTTACGTCAAGCGGAACGGAAAGGGGTCCAACACGAAACGTAACATTGAGAAACGGCTCACACCGCGCACATTATCGCTCAGGTGTTGCGTTTCACGACAACCATGAAAATGTTGTTGTTGAAAGTGGGTTATTTGAAGATTGTGAACAATTTATTGATGTTCGGGTTGCTGGTCGTGGTTCAGCTTTGATTAACAACAGGGGTTTTCGCTCTGGTGTTTATACAAAATCTCTTGATTGTGCTGTTCAACTTGGTTCTGGTGCAGGTAAAATGATTTGCCGCAACAACTATTGGGAAGATGTTTTACGCGGATATTGGATGCCTGCAACAATTCAACATGAAATTGCACCAGGTGACTTTTCTATTCACGGTGATGTTATCAGGGGAAACCGCTGTATTCGTGGTGTTGAACTTTTGTATAGGGGTTCTGCTCAATCTGGTTATGCTGTTGATACTGCAACTTTGGGAAAACTTGAAATTATTGATGTTGATTTTCAAATGTCAACAGCAACAGTAAATCCGAATGGCGGTGGCCCAATCAATCAATGTGGTGTTTTGACAAACGGTAAGTGGAATGAACCAACAATAACAGGTAAATTCACAGGCGGCAACGGAACAAACAATGTTGTGAATATGTCTGGTGACGCTTTAACGGGAACCAATCTAGGGCCGATAAACCCCGATGTTGATGTAAAATATAGTTCAGGGCTTTTACCCTCCAGAATTGTTGATACAACAGGACAAATTTCATTAAAACAAAAAGGCATTGGTTTCCGTGCACCATCTGAAACTTGGCAAGCGCAAATCTATTTTAATCCATCTTCACTTGGTCCAGGTGTATCATCTAAAGCTGTTGTTACTGGCGTTACTGGTGTTAGTACAGGTGATAACATTCAAATCGCACCAGATGCTTATGATGATTACATGACTTATCATGCTTACGCTAACGCAAACGATAGTGTTGAGGTAACTATCACCAATAATTCCGCAGCTACGCAAAATCCTGGTGGCGGTCAATTTTATCTAACGATCACAAAGAGGCGTTGAACATGAATTTTCAAGGTACGGGTGCGCGGCTTCAGTCTGGTGATGTTGGTAAAGCTGCAAAACAGACAGGGATTGAAACGGCGGTTTTGCTGGCGTTTTTGGAAGTTGAAGCAAACGGGCGCGGTTTTGATAATTCAAACCGTCCTAAAATGTTGTTTGAACCTCATATTTTTTGGCGTAATTTAAACACTGCAATGCGGTCAACAGCTTCAAAACTTGGTTTGGCTTATGCGCAGTGGAAACCAGGTGCATATCCAAGTGAGAGTTACACACGATTGTCAAAAGCAATTGAAATTCACGAAAACGCGGCGTTTCTTTCTGCGTCCTATGGTCTAGGTCAAATCATGGGTTTCAATCACACAGCGGCGGGTCATCGGTCTGCAAAAGAAATGTTTGAAACCGCTCAACAGGGTGAATTTGAACAATTGACACAACTTGTCACCTTGATGAAAAATTGGGGCATGGCGGAAATGTTGCAACCTGGTCGGGATTATTCCAGTCCTGATAATTGGCGCGCGGCTGTGTCAAAATACAATGGTTCTGGTTACGAAAAAAACAATTACCATGTTAAAGCGGCGCTCTCGTATGTGAAACACAAAGAACGCAGCAATTTTCCCACAAAGACAAATTCAACCGTATTGAGTAAAGGTTCAAAGGGTGAAGCGGTGCGCAATCTGCAAACCGATTTACAATTTTTGGGATATGAATTTGCTTTAGGTGTTGATGGTCGTTTTGGAACTGAAACCCATGAAAATGTGTTAGATTTTCAAAGCGATCACAATTTAACACAAGACGGTTTTGCGGGTGGCGTAACTCTTGCGAAAATCAAAAGTGAAATGGCAAAAGCCAAAGTTGACAAATCACCCGCTTTACCTGCATTTGACAAGAAAACAGATTGGGTAAGTCTGGTCACTGCAATCATCAAAGGATTATTTAAATGAAACCAATTTTCTTTGCTTGGACGCGCTCGTTTTGGTTGGCGACTTTGGTGGTTTTGACAATGCTTTTTCAAGGTCCAGTTGATATTCTTTACAGCGTTGGTGAATTGCTTTCAATTTTCCTACCCTGGACGGGTCAAACAATCGGTAGCAAGCTTGAAACTTTTGCGCCGATTGTTTTAGTGTTCCTCGCCATGCAGCAACGCAGCGGCACAGCGCGCCCCTACACGCTCGATCCTACGGCCACTGACTGATGTGGTGGGGGCAACTGGTCAAGTGGCTTACAGGCGGCGGGTTTAGCGGTCTGGCGTCCGAATTGAGGCAAGCACACGCCGACAAATTGACCGCACAGACAGACACGCAAAAATTGGCGGCTGATGTTACCATCGCTCAATTGACCGCGCGCCAAAACGCCCTAGTTCAAGGCAAAGGCGCTTGGCTGTCTAAAGCTGTGCAAGCGGCTTGGGCAATACCTTTTATCGTGTATAACGGGAAAGTCATTGTATGGGACAAGGTTTTAGGGTTAGGAGTAACTGACCCGCTAGGGCAATTTGAGCAAAACTTAGGAATGATCATTGTTGGGTTTTATTTCCTTACAACTGGTGCAATCTTAGCGATAAATCAGGTGCGTAAGTGACTTTAAAGAGTAAAACAGAACATCTTGACAACATCACAAAACCTATAAGAAACGTGGCATGGTTGCTTGCGTTAATTGCTGCGGGTTGGGTTCAGTATATTGGACCTGGTCTTACGTACCAATTGCGTGAAATGTCCGGTAGCAACGATTTGCGCAAAGAAATGCAAGCTGGTTTCAATGGAACAAACACACGTTTGGATTTTATTGAAGATAATATGGCACCGCCTAAAATTTTGAATTGGTTGGATGTGCGCTCTTTAGGAACGTGCAATAAAAAATCTTGCAAAAAAATGCACTCTTTCACCAGAACACTATATGGTGAAAAATGCGGAATTCCTCAAATTGAAGTTGAAATAAAGATACTCAATGATAACAACAATAAAATTCCTATTATTGGCAATTTTACTCCCATTGAAGGCGACTTGCTTGTGTCGCGTGTAATTCACGATTTTGAAATAACGGAATATATTCCAAACGGTTTGCACTCGTATCAATTCACACTTGTTTACCCCTCTTGCGAGTGGTCGCGTGAACCAGTCCCTAGATTTTCGCCGTGGTTTGATTTGGTAGTTTCACACGATAATTAACTTTCGCGCCTCATTAACATACCAGTCTAAATTCAAATTTGCAAAATCAAAATCATCAATGTCATTACAAACCACTAATTGTTGACCAGCTTGGATTGATGTTTCCCGAATTGTTACACGGCTTCTATTCTTTGTGTGTATCCGTTCATCCCAAACATCTATTCCAATCTCATCAATAACGCTGTTAAAAAATTGGTCTGTCAGTTTGTTGGCGCGCTTAAAATGACCTAGTGTCGCGGGGTCTTTTGGTGGGCTGATTTTCTTCATTGTGTGACCATTGCGCGCTACAAAATACCGTGATGTACTTTGAACCTGTTGACCGCCCCACATTAGTTTAGATGCACGGTCAACCTTCACCCTGCACACGAATTCAAACGGGTCATGTTGAGCGCGCATGAAAGCTTCAGGCTCTATGCCTTGCGTCATAGCTGCTACGGCGGCGCGTGTTACTACTGTGGGGTTAAAATCCTTATGCCAGGCGGGTGGCCCTGCTGTGCTGATACTCTCCGCAAAGTTGAGCGGGCTGGGGTGCCAATACGCGCCTTTTTGCTTTAGTTTTCCGTCCGGTGTTTCAGCAACATAGTTGTTCACGTCCCTAATCCACATTCTCGAATAGTCTGCACCCTCTAAAACAAGGTGTGTGTAATCTTCCCACATTTTACAAATACGCGCCGCTTCAGGTTCATAATCGCGGTCAATTCGATATGTTATACCATCGGTGTTGATTTGAACAAATTGAAAAGTCGGAATATCTACAAGCCATTCCGCTAACATGCAAAGCAACAATTGCCCATTTATTGTGATAGACATTGTAAATTTAGGGTCATAAAAAACACTAAATTTACTGTTACTATTACCGTATGTTCCGTTTGCCGCAAGCTTTAGTGAGGCGTTTTCGACCGTCCCTTTTTTGTGTGTTCTGCGGTCAATCAAAAGTTGGTTGAATTCGCGCGCAAAATGTTCACCTAAATGTGCGGGTGTTAGATTGTTCACAACTGCAATTGATGGATAAAGCGAAGCAACGTCAATATCTCTGATTTGCAATTGGTTTGTTGAACGCACCAATTGTTTTGAAATAGAGCCGTGAATTCCGCCTGTACCAAAATGAAAATCCATTCCACCAACATTTGCAGACACACCTTTAAAAACACCTTTGGTTACTAAATCCGCTTCAGGGTCATCAATATCAGCACTAGTTAATTTTTGCGTTTTCATCCATGTCAGGACGCGACTAAATTCTGGATTTTTAAATTTGATATATGGGAAAATAATATCACTCAACACAATTTCACTGCGGAATGATTGGCGTTTTGCTTTACGGTTATTCTGGTCACGGTCATAGCAAACATCATCACCAAGCCTGTTTTCCAGCAACTTAGCGCCAATTTTTGTATCGTTAAAGTTCAGAACATCGCCAGGTAGTGAGGCAATCAAACCAATTCTGAATTCAATTGCTGGCATAGAAAACCAAGCGAATTTCTTTGTTTCTTTAACATCGTGAATGTTGTAGGGAATTAACACGCGGTCAATCTGATCATCTGTAAGGTTTGACCCTAATTCTATCTCTGTTCCGATCACGTCAACAATGCTTTTGGACCGCATGTTAATTTGCAATGCTTTTAAGCTGGTAGTTTTTGCACGGTTGTCAAAGTGATGAATTTTGAACAAATCAATTTGCGGTGCAAACCGTTCATTTTGCCACACCGCAAACTCAAACCGATCAAAGCTTTTAATAATCCGCATTGCGAATTCGTAAATCTGTTCAACTGTTGCATTGGGATTTTTAAATAACCAGTGAATAACCGGATAGTCAAAATGTTCGCTGTTGAAACCGATCATTGGTGTTTGTGTTTGTTGCAATTGTGTGAACCAAGCAAACAATTGCAACCGATCATCGCGGCGGTGGCTTATTTCCCAAGTTTGAGAAGTGTCAGAATTGAGCATTTCCGCATGTAGAGTGAACACATTTGGGAAAGTTTCTATGTCATAAACTATTGCTTGCGATAGGTTCATTTACAATGCTCAATTCTAAATCAAAAGGGGATGCAATCGTCAAGACCTTCATCATATTCAATTCCGGTTCTGTTGCGGCACTTCTCACCATGAAAAGCACCGCAAAGATTGCACCCCTTTAGCCGTTTGGGGTTTGGGTGCTGCCTGGACCCTGTGCAAAACCGTGTGCTGGCTGCATTTGCGGCTGGCCCTGTGGCTGGCCCTGTGGCTGGCCCTGTGGCTGCATTTGCGGCTGGCCCTGTGGCTGCATTTGCGGCTGGCCCTGTGGCTGCATTTGCGGCTGGCCCTGTGGCTGCATTTGCGGCTGGCCCTGTGGCTGGCCCTGTGGCTGGCCCTGTGGCTGGCCCTGTGGCTGCATTTGCGGCTGGCCCTGTGGCATGTTGCTTGCTGGCAATTGCATAGTTGGCGCACCAGGTGGTAACGCAAGCTGTGAGCGAACACCGCTAAACATATCTTCAGGACTGGCACTGTTCATAATTGCAGGGCCAGCTTGGAAAAACAACAAACCCTCGGGGTTGACGTAAAGCCCTGGTGTGTGCGTCCGATTTGTTGGCACGTTTACTTGCAATTTCAGATCAATTGCAAAATAATCGCCTGTTTTGAATTCGTGTGGTTGCATTTGACGGTATGAACCATTTTCAAAAGCGTAAACAGGTGGTGAGAACGCTTCAGTTTTGACAGTAAGAACAATGCAACCGCCATACCCTTCACGCGCGGAATATGGTTTTCCTTGCTTGTCGGTTGTGTCACCGTCAATATATTTCCATGAAAATTGGGGCGGTGTACCGTTAGGAAATGCTGTTGCCGCTTCACTAGCCATGTAAGGCCAAATGTGTTCAGCAAATTGTGCTTTGTCAAAAGCCAAACCAAACGCAGTTTGCATAACGGGTTGACCGTCTTTCAAAACGGGTTGCTTTGTATCCAAATCAATCTTTGGTTTGGGTTTACCAACATCACCCCAAACGCAACGCCCAACAATTGTACCTTTTACTTCAGTAACCATTTAATCAACCTTTCAATTTAGCAAACATTTTGCTTGCTTTTTCGTTTGCAGTTATTCGTTTCAACTTTACACCCCTGTTAGGGCGATGTGTCAAACCTTCAACAAGTTCTTTCGGAACATTGTTTTTGATTGCCTGTGCTGGTGTTATCATTTTTTGCGATGATATATCAACACCAGTTAGAGATTTAATAAGAGCGGAGTTTACATAACCAAGCCATGTTTTGTTTCCTAAGCTGTTTTCAGGCGTGTAATTTTCAACAACCTCACCGTTTTTAATTTTGTGAAGTGCTAAACCTTCTAATGCCTCTAATTTGTTTTGCGATCTTTTGATTGCGACGCTCAACAAATCCATAGATTTTGACAATTCTTCATTTGACAATTCTTCGTGAAAAACAATATCGGAAACCTCCAAAGCATTGTATCCGGCTTGCGTTGCTGCGTTACAGTAAACCAAAGACGGGCAGCGTTTGCAATGATCACCAGTGTTTAATTCATTTTTAAGGTCCGATAATTCATCAATCAAATGTGACCAATAAATGTAAAACTGTTCGCGGGTTACTTCCCAAGTTCTAATTGGTCCATCACGATGGATTGCGCGCGGTTGGATTATGGAAAACACAAAACGACTAGGCGGCTCTTGATCTGGATTGTTCAGAACGTATCCGATTGCGTGACTGATTAACGTCCAATTCATCAACGGTTCTACAATGCGATAACCGTGTTTAAAATCATCAATAAACAGAACATTATCGCTGGTGTGTGTGATGTTATCGGCGCGACCATTTACACGGTACAAATCACCATTTTGATGTGATGTGTCAATTTCCATTTCTTGCATTAACGGAATGTAAGGTTCATGTTTGTTAATGTAATCAAGATATTCCGAAACTGCGTCTAACATATCTTCAGTCATAAACACGCCATTTGACGCTTGTTTTCCGATTAGCTTTTCATCTGGTGTTCCGTTGTGAGACAGAACAGCCATTTCATGTGCGGCTATACCTTCGTCACGAATAATTGCGGCGGCGTCCTCTGTGGCGGGTTTGAATACCGCCATAGAGTTAGAACCATTGCAAGCAATCAAACGCGGCAAATCTGTTGCAATGACATCAATCATTTTAAGCGGTCCATTTTCCATCGCGTTGCATTGCCTGAATTGCAAAATTGATCATTTGCGGATTGCTTGCAATATCTGTGATTGCGCTCAACGGTTGACCAAACGCACCCGCAATTTCACTTGTCAAACCGGACAAATATGCAGCATCAACTGCACCAGATTGCATAATCGGTTGCATCTTTTCCATGAACGATTGGAATTCACTTTGTGGCGCTGTGGTTGCTTGCGGTGTCGGTTGTGCCGTGGGCATGGGTGGCGCTGTGGTTGCTTGCGGTGTCGGTTGTGCCGTGGGCATGGGTGGCGCTGTGGTTGCTTGCGGTGTCGGTTGTGCCGTGGGCATGGGTGGCGCTGTGGTTGCGCTCAATTCTGCGGTAACTTGCGCCTTCAGTTCATCCGAAACACCTTTTTTCGCGCGCCAGGTTCCGTCCTTGATGGTTCCCTTGGATGGTGCGTGAATACGTTCATCCCAAGGCATGCCTGCGCTATCGGTTGCGGGCGGTGCTGTGTTCAGGGTTTCGTCATCTTCGTCCGGTGATGACCCGTACATATTTACCGCCATGTCATTTTCGTCATCATGCGCGGGTGTGTTGACGCTGGTAAAAACGGGTTGTGCTGATGTATCGCCGGAAAAATGGGCAATCATCGCGGCAAGGCTGGAAAATTTAAGTGTTACGCTTACGCTGTTCATTTTGTTTTGTCCTGTGGTTAAAGTTTGCTCGTTTGGTATAGAATGAGATTGACAAGGGTGCAAGCATTTTTTACAACTTGGTAGAATTTTAAAGGATGATAAAATGAACATAACTATAAGTTGTTCAGTTTTTGCGAGATTGGCTAAAGTGGCACGGTTAAACACCGATGGTTGTTTGCGGTCCATTTGGTTAGAAGTTAAAGACGGTAAAACCATTGCCGTTGCAACTGACCGCAAAATAATGGCGATTGAATTTATATCTGAAGGCGGTGGTGTAGATTTTTCAATGAACGCTGTTGTTGATGATGCTTTGATTGCGCAATGTGAGATTGAAAAATCGTTTAGTGGTTCGATTGATTTTGAATTTAACCCCGCTCTAAACTGGACGTATGCAAAAACATCATTTGGTTATGTTCACGGCCAAAATGCTGCACTGGTTGGTGATGATGACAAGAACGTGTTGCATCGGTGGCGCGGTTGTTTACCGGATAAATTACCCAAAATTACAACAGGTGGCATGTTCACCAATGTTGAGCGGTTGGCAGTTCTGGCGAGTTCGTCACCTTCAGGAATGATCATTTTCCCTGAACAAATTGACGTTGATAAACCTGTTGTTGTAAATGACGTGCATGATCCGAATTGGCTTGGCGTGTTCTTATCAAAACCGGAAAACAACAGCACACCGGACCCTGTAACAATTCCAGGTTGGGCGAGATAATGACTGACCTAATCCGACAATTTTGCAAAGTGAAACATGAACCTGAATACGGTACATATGGTGATTGTTTGCGCGCTTGTGTTGCAACCATGCTAGGGCATGATGTTCCGCATTTTTTTGAAGATGGTTGTGATGGTGAGACAGGGCAAAAACGATTGCGCGATTATTTGATGACGCTCAACCTTGCACCGTTTACAACCGCATTAGACGCTGATCAAGTTTCAAAAGATGTACTATTTGAGTTTATGCGGGTGAACAATCCCAACATAAACTATCTGTTGTTTTGTCGCTGTGGTGGTGAAGATCACGCGGTTGTGTGTCGTGATGGTGCGGTTGTGCATAATCCGGCTTGGACGCCTTACCCTGTGAGCGGTCCTAACAGTTCCGGCAATTGGTTGATTATGGTGTTTTGCAATGCAAATTAAGACATATCTTAGCGGTCCAATGACAGGATTGCCGAATTTTAATTATCCAGAATTTAACCGTGTTGCTGCGTTGTTGCGCGCTAAAGGTGAGTTTGTTTTCAATCCGACTGAACACAATTGGGATGTAAACAATTTTCCGATTAGAGAAGCGTTTGCGACTTATTGCAATTTTATATGTCTTGAAGCTGATAAAATTGTTTTACTCAAAGGTTGGCAAAATAGCCTGGGTGTGTCTGCTGAATTGGCTCTAGCCAAAAATTGCGGTTTAATTGTTGAAGAATGGGCGGACGATGCAAATTAAGAATGGTGAATTTTGGTTGGGTAATTGTCTGGAATTGATGCGTGACATTCCTGATGGTTCGGTTGATATGGTGCTTTGTGATCTTCCTTACGGTACTACACAAAACAAATGGGACACAGTAATTCCGTTTAAACCTTTGTGGGCTGAATATTGGCGAGTTGTAAAACCAAATGCCGCTATTGTTTTAACCGCGCAATGCCCTTTCGACAAATCTTTGGGAATGTCACAAATTCAACACCTGAAATATGAATGGGTTTGGAATAAGTGCAGAGGTACAGGGCATTTAAATGCTAAAATACAACCTATGAAGTCACATGAAAATGTTTTAATTTTCTATAAAAAAAAATGTTCTTACAACCCGCAAATGTCTTTCGGTCACTCAACATACGAAACACCAGAAAACAGCGCGTCTAAAAATTACGGTTCTGTTATAGGAACTAAAACAAAAAACACAGATGGTTCTAGGTATCCTGTTTCAATTCAAGATTTTAAAACTCACAAAAATCCACTACACCCAACACAAAAGCCTGTTGCACTATTTGAATACTTGATCAAAACCTACACAAACGAAGGTGAAACCGTCCTAGATAATTGCGCAGGTAGTGGTACAACAGCCATTGCAGCGGAAAACACCAATCGCAAATGGATTTGTATTGAGCAAGAACCAGAATACTACAACAAAGCTTGCTTTAGGGTGATGTTGAATGATCACGCTTAGACCCGATCAAATGGCGCTCAAGTTGGGCGCTTATGAGGCGTGGAACAGCGGCTTGCGCAATGTGCTGGTGCAACTCGCCACGGGCGGCGGAAAATCAATCGTAATGAGTGACCTTGTTTTAGATGGTCATAATCAAAATTTAAAACAGGTTGTCATTGCGCACCGCACAGAATTAGTTTCACAGCTTTCAATGCACATTGCGAAGCGGGGAATTCATCACGCGATTATTGCCCCTAAAGCTGTAATTAAGCAAATCATCAACCAGCACCGCCGCGCGTTTGCTGGAAAATCTTTTGTCCGAATTGATGCAAATTGCAGTGTTGGCGGCGTTGATACGATCAAGGCACGGCACAAAGATTTAAAGGCATGGGCCGAACAACAACACCGCTGGTTTATTGACGAAGCGCACCATGTTTTGCGAAAAAATAAATGGGGCTTTGTGGTTGCGATGTTCAAAAATGCTTTTGGTTGCGGAGTTACTGCTACACCAGAACGTGCGGACGGTTGCGGGATTGGTTCTCATGCGGATGGTGTTTTTGATCACATGGAAAATGGTTTAACCATGCGTCAATTGATTGATCAAGATGCGCTTTGCGATTATGAGATTTGTATTCCTGAAAGCGATTATGAAATTGACGATAGCGCATTAGGTGCAAGCGGTGATTACTCGCAAAAGAAAATGAAACAAGAAAGTCAGCGATCTAAAATTACGGGCGATGTTGTCTGGAATTATATGTTACGCGCGCTTGGTAAAAAAGCGATTGTTTTTGCAACCGATGTTGAAACGTCTAATAATATGGCGCGCAAATTTAATGATGCTGGAATTCCAGCGGCGTCAATATCAGCGGAAACCCCGTCTGAAGTGCGTGAAAACATGGTTGAACGGTTTAAAGACGGTCGGTTAACCGTGCTTGTAAACGTTGATTTGTTTGGTGAAGGTTTCGACGTACCAGCGGTTGAAGTTGTGATTATGGCCCGTCCTACCGCGTCACTCGCTGTTTACCTTCAGCAATTCGGGCGGGTGTTACGCACAATGGTGGGTAAAGCTTACGGCTTGGTCATTGATCATGTTTCAAACTGGAAACGCCACGGTTGGCCGGATAAACCGCGAGTTTGGACAATGGATAGACGCGATAAACGCGCGAAAAAAGAACCTGATCCTGATGATGTGCCGCTAGTTGCTTGCAAAAATATCGCCTGCGGTAAACCATATGATAAGGTTTTGTTGGCTTGTCCGCATTGTGGCGAGATACCAATTATTGAGATTGCAGAACGCGGCTCTATTCAACAGGTAGAGGGTAATTTAATATTGCTGGACCGTGAAGCACTGGCAAAAATGCGCGCTCTTGTCGAATTAGAAAACCCCGATGCAATCGCAAATCGTGTCGGTTTTGTTGCTGGTGACTTTGCTGCAAAAGGTGTTAGAAATAAGCAAATCTTGCGAATTGAGACACAGCAAAAATTGCAGGATAGAATTGATGAATGGGCAGGTTGGCAACGCCACATAGGGCGCAGTGATCAAGAAAGTTATCGCCGCTTTTATGAAGCTTTGAAAATAGATACCATCACGGCGCTAACTCTGAAAACACAAGAAATGCAAAACTTAATCGAAACAATAGAAAAATGGATAGAAAAATGTCAGATCACAAACAACCAACTGGCATAAACACTTGCGCGCATGGTACACACAATTCACTCCCCTGTGAAAAATGTTCAAGTCAACTTACGCAAAATTTGATGACTGTGCCAGGTTACGAAACCCTCGCGCGTGTTCTTCAATTGGCCTATGACCAATCGGCGCGCGGTAAAGGCAAAGAGCGTCACGCAAATAGCAAACCATTTGACCAACAACCAATTTTTAACATTTCTCGCATGGTTGGCGTTGGTGGTTTGAGTCACCAAATTTGCAAAAAGGCGCAAGAAGCAACAGGTATGGCGGCGCGCGGCTCAACCGATGCTGCAAAAGCTGAATTCCTTGGCGCTATTGTTTACGCGGCGGCGGCTTATCTGTTGATTGAAGAAAATGAATAAATTGCTTAATCAATACGAAGCTATTTTCAATGAAATTACTAAAAATTTTGAAACTCTTTCTGTTGAAAATCAACGACTGACAGCGATCACCTGTTGTCGAATTTTGCAATCAATGGGTATGGAAACCGCAATAGGTTCAGGAAATGACAAAGACGCTAGTGCTCTAATCTCAATGATTGACCAACTCAACAATGAACAAAATCCTGAACCTGAAACAAATGTGATACAGTTGTTCAAATGACCAGTGAAACCGCCATACAGAACCATACAAGGAGAGACTTTGCCTTTATCGGCCCCAACTGGCGCAACAACGTAGGGGCGCTGTTAGACGCGCGTGGCGTCCCTGTGCGGTACGGTTTGGCTAATGAGACAAAAGCGGAAAACAAACGCACCAAATCCAGCGACATAATCGGCATTACACCAACTCTTGTAACTGCGGATATGGTGGGTTCAATTGTTGGAATTTTTACGGCGCTGGAAACCAAACATTCCGCTTGGGTATTCAAACCCGATGACCCGCACACAATTGCACAGTTGAACTTTCACAACATTGTGCGTAATGCTGGTGGATATGCGGGTTTTGTAAATGATCCGGCGCAAATCAATTCGATAGTGAGGCGATAAAATGGATATTCAGGTAGGTGATTTGGTTGAATTTGGTTCACAAAAGAAACGTTTTCTAATCACGTCAATTGAGGATGATACTGGACATTTGATTTCTGGTGAGTACAAATTGCAAGCAAATCTTTGCAAGCGTGTGGAGCGCATAGAATGAAACCTGAACAGATATTAAATGCTGGTGTAAAACTTTGGGTTGATGGTGGTTTTCAAAAGGTAAAATTGCGCCAAATTGCTGATGTTTTAGAAGTATCACACCCTAGCATTTTGCATCATTTTAGGACGGTTGCAATTCTACATGATGCAATTGTTAGACACGCTGTTTCGGTTGGTGATGAAAAAGCCATTCAGTATTTGAACTTGATTGGCTATTCACAAAAATAAACCATTGTGTAAATGCGTCACCTATGTCAGTCCAAACCCCGCGCACAAAACTACCATCAACGTAAATGTTCCACCACAATTCGTTGCGGTCTGGATAACCCATTTCAACCAATTTAACCCCGTTTATCTCACCAAGGGTTTGAGCCATTTTTCAATCCGTTCATTGTTTGGTAAATGGTCATTTGCAGTTATTTCAACATAGTCTGACGGAAAAAGTGGCGCACCATAGAGTTTGTCACCATCTTCAAACCCTACAAATTGATTGTTTTTCCAAAATTGCCCGTCTTGGTCACGCTTAATTGTCATTTTAACAGTTCCTCTACTGTGCGATTTTTGCAAAGTTGTTCCATATAACCGATTGGGCAAGCTGGCACCCAAACCCAAGGTTGTGTTTCGCGCATTGTTTTGTTGGCAAGCTGAATTGCGTGATACGGTTTACACCCTGTTAATTCAACAACACGGCGCGCGGCTTTGACACGCCACCACATATAGAATAGGTGTTTTTTAAATCCCTGCATCTTTTTTCCACTGTTCAACATTGTCGGACAATGTGCCGTATGTGCGAATTTCAAAGGTTTTTGCGTTGCGTTGAAAGGTGAACACATTGGCGCTACCGTGTTGTTTAATATCCATCAACGTAGCGCAATTTTCAAAACTTTTAACCAACTGTGCGTTGATATTTCGCAATGCGTGTAATTTATCTTGCAGTTCTGTTACTTTGGGTGATGAATTACCAAACATTGTAAATTCCCCGAACAATAATAAAAATAATCCACCAAAGAGCAAGTGAAACCGGAACCATCCAAATTAAATTTCTAAGCCACATTATTGCATTGCCTCTTTTACAGCCAAATCAATTGACTGTTCAAGGGTTAGTGGTGCGGTACATGCGCTTAACATTGCGATAATTACAAACCATTTCATTTTCATTTTCCTTGTGATGTTTCTGTTGAACAACATCTAATCCATGCGCAAAAGAGTGTCAAGATATATTTGGCACGTTTTGGCACGTTTTTGTGTTGCTTCTACCGCTGGTAAAATGTAGCTGTGCTGGACGGTATCACACCTGAAGGCGACCCAATGACAAAAAAAACCCTAAGAATAAAGCAAGTTGCACAGCATGTTGATATTCCCTTGCGTACCCTACACCGCATGTTGATTGACGGGCGGTTTCCTGTTGAGCCGATACCCGACACAAAACCTCGCATTTGGTGTACCGATGCTGTTGACGCTTGGTTGAAGGGTCAAAATAAATGCAAGACATAACCCAAGCGCGCGCATTTACCGATGCGCTAGGCGGTGGCGTGTTCGATTTCCGCGCGATACATGATAAAGATCGTGGCGTACAAGGTGTCAATTTTCGCGGCACAATTGACGATGTTTGGTCGCAACTGGTCACACATAACACCGCTGGTTATGGTTGTTTTTGTGTCGTAAATGAAAGCAACGGCGGGCGCGTCCTTGCTGAAAACATCACCCGAATTCGCGCACATTTTGTTGACCTTGATAATTTGAACGCAATGCAAAACCTTGCGCGCGCAAATGATTGGTCAATCAAACCAGCCTTTATGGTTCAAAGTAGTGCGAACAAAGCGCATGTTTACTGGCCTGTTGTCGCATACGCTGGCAATGACCGCTTCAGCACAATTCAGAAAAAGTTAATCCAGTTTTTTGATGCTGATCCGGTTATCTTTGATGCACCAAGGGTGATGCGCCTTCCTGGCACCCTTCACCAGAAGGGCACACCGCAACTTGTAACCTGTTCCGCATTGTCTGGTTTTGGCTACGTCACACCGATTGAGTATTTTGAGCAAGCTTTAGAACACGTTAATATTGTTGATTTTGGTGGCGCGCGGCATGAATTGGGTGATCCTGACAAAGCTGCACCATCGCTTACATGGGTACAATTTGCACTTGATCAATGTGACCCCAATGACCTGGACCGTGGCGAGTGGATAGGTTTTACCGCTGCAATCAAACAATGTGCTTGGTCGCTTGCTGACCCTGACACAATTTTCAATATGTGGTCCGCATGGTGTGACCGTTATGAATTCAATGATATTGCTGAAAATCGCAAGCAATGGGATAGCATACAAAATGCACAACTTGGCTGGAATAGCATCAAATCCCGCGTCCCTGCTGTTAAAGCACACGCAAGCTTTGCAGGTATCACACAACAGCCCATGTCCGCGCCCGTAGCAGGGCAAGCCCCTGTGCCGCCTATGCCAGCACCAGAACCACCCACATTGGACGGTACAGGCGAGTTATTGACCGCTGGTGAGCAAGCTATATATTTTCAAGGTTGCGCATTTATTGCCAACATGGGAAAAATTCTAACGCCTTCCGGTCGCATGATGAACGTAACGCAATTCAATGCTGAATATGGTGGTAAAAAGTTTATCATTGATGAACAGGCAAAAGTTGTGAATGAACCTTGGCAAGCGGCTACACGCTCAACACTTGGCACAATTCAAAAAGTTGACCACATTAGATTTTTGCCGCATGTGCCTCACTTAGATGTGCATGTTGATGAATTGGGGCGCGCTGGTGTCAACACCTATAAACCTGCAAACATCAACTTGGTTGTTGGTGATCCTGCGCCATTTTTAAACCACCTTGCGCGAATATTACCAAACGAAAATGACCAACATATATTTTTGCAATATCTTGCACACAATGTAAAGTTTCCAGGCTATAAAATACCTTGGGCACCATTGCTGCAATCTGCTGAAGGTGTTGGAAAGGGTATATTTAAAGCGGTAATGCGTCACGCAATGGGTTCACCTTATGTTTACTATCCTAAAGCTAAAGAAATGGCGGAAAGTGGTTCAAAGTTTAATGCTTGGATGCGCGCTAAATTGTTCATTTTGGTTGATGAAATTCGCACCGATGAACGCCGTGATATGATTGAAATTCTGAAGGATTTTATATCTGAAAAAGAGATTGAAATTCAAGGTAAAGGCAGTGACCAAGACAAAGAAGATAACTATTCAAATTGGATGTTTTTTAGCAACTGGAAAGATGCAATTCCCATTAACAAAAACGGGCGGCGGTTCTCAATCAACTATAGTGGTCTGCAAACTGCTGAACACATTTTAGCGGCTGGCATGGATGACCCATATTTCAACTGGTTGTTTGATTGGATTGAACACCAGAACGGCGGCGCAATTGTGGCAAACTATCTAAAAAACTATCCGATTGAGTTTAGAGGTATACCGATGCGCGCGCCGCAAACTTCCAGCACACAAGAGGCGTTGCAAAAATCCCGTTCACCGTTGGAAAAAATGGTTCTTGATGCGGTTGAAGATGCTGCACCTGGTTTTCGCGGTGGTTATGTTTCAAGTTTGGCGGTTGCAAACAGGATCAAACAGGTTGGGCAACGGGCGGTTTCTACACAGACAATTGCGAGTGTTCTTGAACAGCTTGGTTATATGAGAATTGGGCGCGCAACACGTCCATATTTTACTGAAGATGCAAACAACAAAGCGGAAATTTATCACATTGAACCAACTGCAAACGTTGCTCAATTTGGACAAATGCAGGGGTATGAAGCGTGATATTGTCTCTGTACGATTTTACTGGTGAAGCGGTTAAACCTTGGGCGCAAATGGGCTTTAAGTGCGTTTGTTTCGATACTCAACACATATGAATTTATCGAAATGATGGGTGTTCCAAAGATGGTTGCAAGGTAGAGTTAAAAAATAAAAACCGCCCATTTTCCGCAAACGTCATCACACCGTTCACGTACTCTGTAGGCGGTTTCCATGCACCCCCAGCTAGGTGCATGATTTGTTTTATACGGGTTGCGCTTTACTGTCAATCACAGCCTGAAATTCGCGCCACTCGCCTGCTGACATGCCTGCTGTGTGCCTTGTGACAGTTTCCCCGCGCAACATAGCCTGAACAGCCTCTAGGCCGCTGTGTGATAGCTGTGCGCCGCTCAAACGGTATTCTTCGAACGCTGCATACGCTTCAGGCACCCAATCTGCTACCAGCTTGCAAATCAAATCAGCATAAACACGAATTTCATATTGTGCATGTGCATCCGCGCGCAATCTCAAAAAGTGGAAAAGATTGTGCAAATCAACTTTCCAATACCATTGTGTGTAGATGTTTGCAGGTAGGTTGATGCGGGCGAGTTCACGCGCAATTCCATAACCGTTTTGATTGCTTTCACCAGCATCATGCAGAGCGTGTTGATAGTTATCGTAAGCCGTTTCACATGCTTCTTTGCTATCACACAACCAATCTTCAATGTGTTTTGGATCAACGGCACCTGATTTACCCTGTGCATTTGTTGTTGATTGCGCTTGCACTTGTTCCGGTTCTGGAAAATAAAATTCACGGTCCAGAATTGAATAGCGCGCGCTGTATTCGTTTACATTCGCGGTGCGGTGGCGTATCCATTGGCGCGCAACAAATACAGGCAACTTAACGTGCAATTTTATTTCGCAATTGTGAACAATTATTCCTTCGGCTACAAAAGTGTGATTACTATCAACGGTTTCCAAATCGTAAACATCTTCAACACCAACGTATTCAATTTTTGCAATTTTGCAAGAAATAGCTTTGCTCAACAAACCGTTGGTGTGGACGTGTCTGTGATGTTTGGCGCACAAGAAAGAAACATTTTCACGCAAGTTATTTGCCGGATTTTCGTCAATGTGATGTCTGTCTGTGGCTTTTTCACTACAACCAAGTGTTTCACAAGTTCCGATCTTAGGATACATCGAACGTGTGATGTGTCTCACGTCTTTTTGATCTTCAGGTGCAACTCGCCTGTTGTCAGGGTTCATAATCGTGTGAGTACCTGTTGCAATCATTCTCCCCGCGTATTTTGTTATTGTCGCTGGTGCAACACCCATAGCGGAATGAATTTGCTTTTGAGTTTCACCAGCGTCACGCCGCCTTACAATCTCAGAAACAATATCGGCACCATAACATTTTGAACCATTCAACATTACTTCGCTTCCGATTTTCAAACCGTCCGCTAATGTTCCAAATCCATTAGGTGTCATAATTCTGTGATTATCTGTTACTTTAATTGACCGGAAAAACGGCGCTCCGGTGGTAATCCTATAAACGGAACGAACTCCGGTTTTCCAAGCGTTTTTAATTTTTGTTCCTGTCACAACACCTGTTGTTGGGTTTACCGTTCTAATTTTTAAAATTTTGACCCAAGAATTTTCTTTACCGCCAACTTCAAATGCTTCAGCTAATTCTCTCATTGTGTACCATTTCACGGAAACACCGGATGGTGCAAAATGTGGTACTTTTGTATCGCCACTAAGGCACATTTCAAATGGTGTACTGTGCCAATGACGCATAAGGTATCGAATTAATCCGGCGTCATCTTGTGTGGTTTTTGTTCCGGTTCCATAGCTAACCCGCGCGGCCTGTGCAATCGCTTCGTCATTACCCATATAATCAACCACACGCACAAAACCGTGATCTAAGACGGGGTGAGCGGTGTGTAGGTGTTTTTCCATTCCTGGTGAAATTGCGCGCCGTGTCATTTGTTGGTTGTCACGTGAAGCGGAGATTTGTGTTTTCTGTTCAGGTGTTAATTTCATGTTGTGATCATCCTTTTCATTTTGTAAGTTTGGCATTGTATTTCAAACACTGCGTGTTGTCTGGTTTCCAGCGTGTAGCCAACGCTGATGTGATAATACTCCCCAACGCGCGCGAAACCATCAAACACAATATGTTGCATCTGGTCTGTTTTTACAAATTGGTTGAATATTAACCAAGCGGTTTCAACTGCTTTGTTATCCATTGAAAGCGGTTTCCATGTAGTCAAGAATTCTCATTGTTTCATCACCCAATTTTGTGCCGCCGCGTGTTTGACAATATGGCGGACGCTCGCAATCATTGTCAAACACGCGGCGACCTGCATGAATTGAACCTTTTTCAGACATTACAAACTGATAACCATCTGACCTGAACGGACCGATAATTTTAGAGGTTTCGATTTGTGCAATCTGTGCAATCTGTGCAATCTGTGCAATCTGTGCAATTTGTGCAATTTGTGCAATATCTGCAATCTGTGCAATTTGTGCAATTTGTGCAATTTATGCAATATCTGCAATCTGTGCAATTTGTGCAATTTGTGCAATTTATGCAATTTATGCAATCTGTGCAATTTGTGCAATTTGCGCAATCTGTGCAATTTGCGCAATATCTGCAATCTGTGCAATTTGTGCAATTTGTGCAATTTATGCAATATCTGCAATCTGTGCAATCTGTGCAATCTGTGCAATATCTGCAATCTGTGCAATTTGTGCAATCTGTGCAATTTGTGCAATTTGTGCAATTTGTGCAATCTGTGCAATCTGTGCAATATCTGCAATCTGTGCAATTTGTGCAATTTATTAATGTTTTCAAAGATGCTTCAGCGGCTTCTTTTGAACCAAAATAACGCACACTTGCACGGTTTCCGTTTTTGTCTGTGATGTAATTGGTCATTTGTTTTGTTTCCTTGTGATGATGTTAAACTAACACTACAGTTAGTCAGCAAAGCAGTCAACATAAAACTTAGCCAATTTGTAGGTGTTGATGAATTTTTCGCAGTATCGCAATGCGTCTAAAATAGTTTCATCCTCACATTCAAAATATAGTTTTCCATCATCCTCATCAATCACACATTCAATGGTTTTCGCTAAATCCTCAATTGCGCAATTGATGTCATGTTCCAAACCATCACGCACCTTTTGCACGGTTGCCCAAATTCGCAAACTGTCCTGATGTTGGTCAATCTCTACATCTGAATAAGGTTCAACCGTGCTGCACATCATTGGCGGGTTGCCTATCTCATTAAATCCGCTCAAAGGTCAAACCCCTTATTGTAACATAACCTGGTCGCTTGTTCAGGTGGTTGGAGAGTGTAGAATTTGAAATTGCGTAGAATTTTGCACACTCTGTTGCGTTCTCAAATGATTTATCTTCACTGACACACCGGATAGGACCGCCTTTAGAATTGCGTACCCCGTGCATATTGCAGAACGGTTTATGTTCGCGCACAAGGCGAGATACATCATTTGCCGCTTCATGCGCAAACTCAAACCGCCCATGTACCCGCAAGATTACCGATTGCTGCGGTGCAATATGTTCACGCCATGCGGTGTTTTTGCGCGCGTCTGTTGCATCCAACAAATTGCGGAATAGCCCATATCCCGCAAACATAATCTTTTCACCAGTTTCATAAATTACACTGTGCGTATAACTGACAAACACCGCACGATCATCTTTGAAATTTGCAACAAATTCACAGGTGATAGGTTTGCGGGTGTTGCTTGTGTTAATTAACAAGGCTTAAATCCCCCTTATAATCAACCGCTAAAACTGTTCCATCCGGTAAGGTGATAGTTGTATTGGTTGCGGTTGGTTGTTGGCGCTGAAAATCAGTTACATAATACAATGCTTGGCGCATTGTAAAAGCTATTTTGATTTGTGTTCCTTGTGTTACTTTGTACATTTTAACGGTCCAATTTCATGTAGAGAATTACCAAAAGCAAAATAGGCCAGCCAATCGGCCAAATCAAACAAAAGGCTGTGTTAAGTATCCAAAAGCGTTTGAATTCTTGCCAGTTGTTAACCAAGCTGCACCCCGTAATTGGTACACCGACAATGTAGAGATAAATTGCGATTGTTATTGTCATATTCTTTCAAAGCTTCCATTTGTTAAACCGTTATAAACAGTTGTGCGAGATATTCCGTAAAAGTCGGTAACATCCTTGATAGTTCGGAACGTGTTACCGTCTGATGTACAGCGTATGGTGTGAGGCTTGAAACTAGCCCATTCTGTGCTGTTCATGCTGGATATGTAGGGACCGGACGCCAATAGCGTGTCACGGTGCTGGTTGGCGTCTGTGGCGCTGTTGAACACACCTACCAAATTTATTGTTAAAGGTGTTTCCGGTGTGTTCATTGTTTTGAATGTTTTGGATTGTAGCATATCCGGCATTGCTAACATTTGCGAGAATTTACACAAACCAACAAACACACCATTCACCACATAAACACACCAATCATTTTGAAGTGATGCGAAACCTTGGACGGTTAAGGTTGCTTGTGTTTGTGGTTTTTGAGTGTTTGGAATTTGTGCATATTCTTCAGGTGACAAAAGCGCATAAGCCCTATCATCTTGATCACTGGTTAGTTGCGCGCCGCTTGCAACAATTGCGCGAATGTCATCTGTCATTTTGTTGCATATGTGACAGGTGAGCGGGTTTGCACACTGATCACGGTTTGTTGGTGATGTTTCAACGCCCATTCCGCAACAGCCTGGTTCAAGTCGGATTGTGAGAGTTCCACACTCATTGGTGCTTGTTTCATTTTGTTTGGTTCCTTGTGATGTTGGTTTATCTTTATCACGGTGGGTAATACTCTGCAAGAGGTTTGTTTTAGTTTTATTGTTTTAGTTTGATTTGGTAATTTTGGTAATTTTGGTAATTTTGGTAATTTTGGTAATTTTGGTAATTTTGGTAATTTTGGTAATTTTGGTAATTTTGGTAATTTTGGTAATTTTGGTAATTTTGGTAATTTTGGTAATTTTACACGATACGCTGAAGTGTGCACAATCTGAAAAACAGTATCAAAGCCCAGTTGCTCTCCCAGAGTCGTTATGGCATAACAATAGGACAATACAACATTGTATTAGTCTTTTAGAGGCACTTTTATGGCATAACACACATATATAATACTACACTAGACATATCTAAAAAACCATTTCCCCAATAAATTAGAATGATACTGTTTTTCAGATTGTGCACACTTCAGCGTATCGTGTAAAATTTAAAACCAGGGGCATTTATAACCGTTTAAAGAAACT